ACCTACCTGAAGACCCACAAAGCCACGATCCATATTCGTGTGACTGGTATGGCGGCGAGCATCGCCACGGTGATCATGATGGCCGGTGATACCCGGACTATGGGCGTCGGGACTACCATTATGACGCACCGCGCAAGCTCGCTGATGGTCGGCTTCTTCAACGCCAAGGAAATGGAAGAGACGGCGCGAAACCTCTCCAAGTTTGACGATGCCCTGGTAGACGCTTACGCGATGGCCACGGGCAAGACGGCAGATGAGATTAACGGCCTGCTCGATCAGGGCGACACCATTATGGGTGCCGACGAAGCCATAGAGTGGGGCTTTGCAACCGACAAAGACGCCAAGCTTGCCGCTGTGGCCAGTGCAGATATTGCCCCTTATCTGCGTCAGCTCAAGCAAGAAGGCGAGTTGGTCAACATGCGCGCCCAGATCGCTGGGCAGCAGGGCAACCAAACTATGACCGCCGCCGATGCGCTGGCGCTTGCTTTCGACCTAACTCCCGAAGAAGCCGAAGCCCAAGCGGCTGATCTGGGCGATCAGATTATCGCGCTGCGTAATAGTGCTGAGCCTAAAGATGACTTTCAGGCCTATCAGGCGGTGATGGCCATTAAACAGAGCCACCCCGATGTGATTGCAGGTATTGAGGCGAAGGCACGTGAAGGGGCGCTGAGCAGCGAAGCTGTATTGGAGATCGTGGATAAAGAACGCACCCGCATTACTGCTATCGTCAAAGCCTGCCAGACCACCGGGCAAAACCAGCTACTCGAAAAACTGGTTACCAACGGTATGGATGACCAGCAAGCCAGCGAATACATCTACGACGTAGCCGCTGCCCACGGTAACCAGCACAGCATTCATAACAGTCACTCGCCCGAAGGCGGGCAAAAAGCGGGAATTGACTACGCCAAGATATACGCCCGCCAGAACCGCACCGCTTAACCCCGCGCCTTCGCGCACATCAACCAGCCATTAAAGGAGATTACCTCATGGCGACCCATACCGAGCCACGCCACACCGGCGAGCACATCGTATCTGAGGCCAGCGGCGCTCGCTCTCGTGAGCAAGGCATCTTGGCCGCAGGCAATCTACCCGCTGGCGCTGTGCTGGCGCTGAATGGCGCGGGCAATTACGTACCGTTGGCACCCGCTGCCAGCGACGGTACCGAAAATGCCAAGGCTGTTCTTTACGCCGCCACCGACGCTAGCGAAGCCCCAGCGCCCTGTACCGTGCATGTGCGCGCCTGTGAGGTGGAAGAAGCCGCCCTTGGCTTGCCGGATGACATTACCGAAGGCCAAACCACTGCGGCATTTAACGACCTGATTGGCGTCGGCATTATCCCGCGTTAACCCCGCTGACTGCCCAGGCAGGGCAGCGGCAACCTTATTGATCACTTAATAGAGAGAGGCTAACCATGGCTGGTGTCTTCGATTCCGATATTTTTACGCTGTCGTCGCTTACTGCGGCGATTAATGAAGTGCAGTACGTGCCTAGCCAGATCGGCGATATGGGTGCGTTTGAGGCAGAGGGCATTAGCACTACGTCGCTAGTCATCGAAAAAGATGGCGACAAGCTCGGCTTAGTTGAAAACAAGCCTCGCGGCGCGCCGGGCACCGTGGTTGGTGGTGATAAGCGCACTGGCGTTAGCTTTCAAACTGCCCACTTGCCGACCACTGCTACCGTGCTGGCGGACGAAGTGCAGAACGTGCGCGCCTTCGGTACCGAGGACAGTGAGCAAGCGGTGCAAACCATCGTTAATCGTCGCCTCGCCAAGATGGCCCAGCGCATTGATATGACTCACGAGTATCACCGCATTGGCGCCATCAAAGGGCTGGTGCTAGACAGCGACGGCACTACCGAGCTTTACAACCTATACCAGACGTTTGGTGTAACGCAGCAAACCGTTGCGATGAGCCTCGGCACCGCTACCACCGACGTTCAGGGCAAGGCGCTAGATATTCACGAGAAGATCGAGGAGGCGCTTGACGGGCTTTCCTACACCGGCGTGACCGTGCTGTGCGGCAAAAGCTTCTGGCGCAAGTTTATCACCCACAAAACCGTAAAAGACGCCTATGACCGCTGGCAGGCTGGCGCACGCCTACGCGCTGACCCGCGCGAAGCCTTCGCCTTTGGCGGTATTTTTTGGGAGCGCTACCGCGCTGGTGGCCCGGTTAAAATCGCGGACGGTGAAGCACACGCGTTCCCGCAGGGCGTGCTGGATCTATTCATTACCCGCTTTGCCCCCGGCGACTATATGGATACGGTCAACACGCTAGGCCTGCCGTTGTACTCCAGCTCTAAAATGCTGGATCACAATAAAGGCGTGGAGCTTGAAGCGCAGTCCAACCCGGCGCACCTATGCACCCGGCCCAAGGCCTGCATCAAGCTTTACGAGGACACTGCCACCTAAGCGGTGAACTTATGAGCTTCTCCGACCTCACCAGCCGCCTCAATGAGGCGGTTATGCATCACTTGGCTGATACGCAGTCAGCCACCTATACCCCATTAAACGGCACCCCCATTACGGTAAGCGTGATCCTCGACCGAGACGTGGAGCGCACCGTAGCGGGCATGCAGGGCGTCGTGATGGAGACCCGTACCGAGCTAACCGGCTACACCAGCGAACTAGGCGAGGGCGCGCGGGGCGACGTAGTGACCGTTAACGGCACTGGCTGGCGGTTAGGCCAGAAAGCCAGCGACGACGGCTATCTAGTGACGTGGGTCGTGACGCAGGAGCGCATATGAGCCAGTTAGCCCCCATTAAGATCACGGTCGATAAGCAAGCAATGCGCCGTGTCGAAAGCGATTTGGCGCACATCAAGAATGGCGCACCGCGTGCCATGAGCCTTGCCATCAACCACACCCTAGGCGTGACCCGCACGGAAGCGAGCAAAGAGATCCGTAAACAGGTCAAGCTGAAAGCGGGGTATGTGCGAGACAAGCTGAAGATCAAGCGCGCCACGGCGAATAGCTTGAACGGCGCTATCCAAACGCCGACGCGCGGCACGCTTCTAACGCGCTACTCGCATCGTCAGTATAAAAATGGCGGCATTGGCGTTCAGGTAAAACCTACAGGCGGAAAAAAGAAGATGCCTGGCGCGTTTTTCATCCGCTTTGCTAATGGCGTGCAAGCTATCGCTGTTCGCACTGAATACGGCCCAGGGCTTGGCCGCAGTGAAGGCCTGAAAGTTTTATACGGCCCATCCACTAGCCAAGTATTCACTGACGTAAAAGACGACCTGCAGGCCCCAAGCGGAAACCGCTTAATGCAACGCCTTGGCTATGAGTCAGAGCGACTACTCAGACGGCAGTGATATGACCCCAATACGTGAACAGATCATCGCAGCGCTGGCCGCGCGGCTGAACGCTGAGCGTGCCAACAGCATCATCGACACGCTACCCGCTCGCAGTATTTGGGACGGCAGTGACGGCAATGTGGAGCGTAACCGCTACGGCGGCGTGAACGTCACCACGGAAATCACTGTTGAAACCGTGCACCAAGCTGACCGCGACCACCGCCAGTGGAGTACGCAAGGCAACGCGATATTGGCCGAGCTAATTGCCATTGCAACAGGCACTGACCGAACGCTAGGCGGGCTGGCTGAAGATATGGCCTACGCGGGCGGTACGATTTATTACCCCGAAGAAGGCAGCGACATTATCGGCGTCGATCTGGTGCTAACAGTGCGCTGGTCGCACCGTATTGGCGACCCATATTCACAGTAAACACCGACAGGAGGGCGTGATGTGTCTCGCATCGACCTACAGCCCCAGCGGCTAGATATAAGCATGGTCCGGGGCGATAGCTTGCGCCTGATTGTGACGTTGACTGAGCAGGAAAGCGGCGCGCCGCTGGATTTAGCGGGCAAAGAGGTGGCTGCTGCTGTGCGAGCCACTGACCGAGCCGGCAGTGATGCAGTGCCGATGCAGGTCACGATTAGCGGCAGCGAGGTAGAGCTGTTCATGGCGCCTGACGCCACCCGCCAGCTAGGTGCGCGCAATCATTGGGATGTGTCGCTGGTGAGCGAGCAGGAAAGCCGCACCGTGTTAAGCGGCAATTTGAGCCTGAGTGCGGAGGTATCCAGTGGCTAACGTGGTGTATCGCATAACCGTGATTGTCCCGCCTAGCGCGGAAGTTAAGACCGTTTACGTTCCCGGTATTCAAGGCCCCCCAGGGCCACCAGGTAGCAGCGGCCCTAGTGGCGCAATGCAGTGGGCATCTACACAGTGGTAATAAGAGGAAAATAACCATGGCATCTTTAACCGTGTATCGCGAAACAGCGCTACCTGGCACGCTAACCGCCAACAGCATTTATTTTGTCGCCCCAGCATCCCGACCCGATTATGTCGAAATTTACGTCACCGGCAACGACCCTGCCACCGTGAAGCGCGTCATTGATGAAGAGGATGTTCAGGCGCTGATCGACGCCTCAATGGCCAGCGGTGGCGCCAATACATTAGAGATCGTCAACGATATAGCGGCCCGCGATGCGCTTGTGCTCGAAGGCAACACTTTGGTGCTAGTGTTAGACGCGTCAGCAGATGCGACCGTAGCAAGCGGCGCGGCAACCTACGCTTATCGACATAGCGATACCAGCTGGACAAAAATATCCGAAGCCGAATCGCTAGATATTAATTTCAACTGGTCGAGCCTTGCGGATAAACCTGTAAGCGCTGTTTCCGATATTGATGATGCAGTAACCAAGCGCCACGCCCACGCAAACAAAACCCAGCTCGATAAAATTGACGAAGATGCCAACGGCAACATGACTTACGGCGGCAGCCTGCCGGTCACCGCATGGGCGTCCAACAGCTGGTGAGGTGATGCATGGCAGAATTTAGAGCTGAAAAGGTAGTATCGACGCTGCCTAATGTGCTGGTACCCGATACCGTGTATTACGTGCGTACCGGCGAAGGGTTTGATATTTATGTGTCGGACGCAACAGGAGCGGTAGCGCATAAACAGAATAATGCCCCCGCCAGCGAGCTAGACGCCGAAGCCATTGACCAGGTCCGGTCAACGTTTCAGATTTACGTGCCAGACCCGCTGCGGCGCTCAGTCGAGTCGGCCAGCGGCGGCAAGTGCACGGTTGAGTACACCGCCAATAAGCAACCCTGTTTTATGCACGTTATCCCCAAGCTGCGCTGGGAAGACCTTATGCCTGGCCAAGAGCTTGGCACCGGTACCCATGAAGCATTTATTGAAAACGGCGTTGAGAAAAGCGAGCTGCTGGTGGGCATGTACATGGCGGCGGAAATCAATGGCGAGATGGTCAGCCAGCCCCGGACTACCGGGCGGCGATCCATCACTTGGGATCAATCAGTCTCAGCGGCGCAGGCCAGCGGCTTTGAGCTATTTGGCAGCTGGGAGTGGTCGGCTGTAGCGCTCTGGTGCATGGCAAACGGCTTTCAGCCTCGCGGCAACACGGATTTTGGCAAAAGCCATAGCCATCCGCATGAGCGCGGCGTTTATGACGCGGACTCTGTGAGCAACGAGTACACGCTGCTAGGTAGCGGCCCTAACACCTGGAGCCATAACAACTCCCCGAACGGCATCGCTGACTTGGTCGGCAATCGTTGGGAGTGGGTACGCGGCTTCAAGATGGTTGATGGGAGAATTCTATTAACTCCCGATAACGATCCAGCGTTAGCAGAAAACGCCTGGGTAGATACTGGCTGGGATATGCCTAGTAATCGGACGTGGTCAACGGTTGATAGCGCTGGCGCGCCCCAGTCGGTAAAGCGCGCGCTGATTGTCCCTAATGGCGTTTCAGATCCTGACGGCTATCTATACACGAACCTCAGCGGCGAGCGCTTCCCGCTCCGTGGCGGCTACCGCAGCACCGGTGCCTACGCTGGTTTGGCCGCGCTGTTTCTCATCATTGCGCGCTCCAGCTCGAATGCGTATCTCGGGCTGCGGCTCTCGCGTTTGGTCTAATCGGGCATCTGGATACCTGGGTTCTGTTTTCGCCGCGATAGCGGCGTTTAAGGTTTTTGCATGGAAGATTTGAAAATCAAGCTCAAGATTGAGCGCATGATTGTGTATGGGTATTCCGCGTTACGTCAGTTTCCCAAGAGCGAAAAGCACACGCTTGCAGCAGAAATACGCCAGTGCATGTACGAGCTGTTGCGGCTGGTGTTAACCACTAATCGTAGATACCACAAGAAAACTACCGCAAGCGCCGTCGACACCGAGCTTGATGTGCTTCGCTCGCTCATTCGAGTTAGCTATGAGCTGGGCTTTCTCCCCATCCGCAAATATCAAATATGGAGTGAGCACCTGTATGAAATCGGATGCATGATTGGTGGCTGGCTGAAGTGGATCGGCAGTAACCCGCCTACGCCGCAAGTGCAGGCCGATTAGTAAGAAAGGGCTATGTGTTGAATTGTCCCTCCGCTTCCCGATCCGTGGCGGCAACCGCAACAACGGTGCCAACGCTGGCTTGGCCGCGCTGAATCTCAACAATGCGCGCTCCAACTCGAATACGAATATCGGGCTGCGGCTCTCGCGCTTGATTTGGCCAGAAGATGGTGGCTCACGGGCTGCCATCCAGCGCCTTCAAACGGATGCATAGCCCTCGGCAGAGCCGAAAAAACGTAAGCGCCTTGCGTGTGGTACTAAGCGGAAGCCCGCAAGGCGCGCCTTTAACTACAGCAAGGAAGCAGCGTGACACGAACAGGCCACCTTTTTGAACGCTATGCAAATTTTGATGCATTACACACAGGGTATTTAAGCGCCCGAAAAGGGTGCCGCGATAGCCATGCCTGCATGCGGTTTGAGTTACGGCTTGAAGAGAACCTTATTGAGCTTCTTAACCACTTGCACTGGGGTAGCTATTCAACTGGCCCTTATAGACATTTCTATGTACACGAACCAAAGACGCGGCGAATCACAGCGCTAACGCAGTTTCGGGACCGTGTGCTGCAGCATGCCATGTATGCCGTGCTAGAGCCTATTTGGGAAAAGCGCTTCATATCGGACAGCTATGCATGTCGCGTGGGTAAAGGCACTCACCGCGCGGCGGATAAGGCCCAGGCCATGCTAGGCGAGTGTCTCCGGAGTCACGGTAAGGTTTATGTGCTGAAGGCAGACATCGCGAAGTATTTCGCTAGCATCGATCACGTAATAGCCAAGAGCCTACTAAATCGTGCAATTAAGTGTCCGCGAACAATTCTGCTGCTAGAAGCGATGATCGATACTTATCACGAGCCAGGAAAGACAGGGAAAGGCATGCCGATAGGCAACTTAATTAGCCAGCTGCTAGCTAACGTCTATCTGGATGCACTTGATCAGCATGTAAAGTGCCGGCTAAGCGAGCGATGGTATTGTCGGTATATGGATGATTGGCTGATTATCGGGCCGGATAAGCAACACTTGCATAAAAGGCGCATCGAGCTGGACTGGTGGCTCGCAGAGCATCTGGCGCTGGAAACTAACCATAAAACCAGCGTTTTTCCAGTAAGCCCAGCAAATGGCCGAGGCTTGGATTTCGTTGGTTACCACATGTGGCCGCACAAGCGACGACTACGCAAAGGAAGCATGAAGCGATTTAAGCGCCGCGTGAATCGGCTTCGTCAGCAATACTCAGCCGGCGATGTCGACGTGCGTGACGTGCAGATGCAGATTAGTTCGTGGTTAGCCCATGCTAGTCACGCTAACGCTGAGGGATTTGTGCGCTCGGTTATTTATGATCAGCCTTGGGAGCGACAGAATGCCGCTATTTGTGATTGAGCCTATTGATACTCAAAACGGCGAGCGCCAGACAGAGCCGCAGGGTGCGCAATCGCTCGGGCACGCCGCCGGGGTGCGCTGGTACAAAGCCGACGCTATTCCGACGGAAGGGCGCGCGCCTACTACTGATGAGATGACAGCCGCCAATCTTGAGTTGCCCGCCATCCGCAACCTTAAAGCGTCAGCACGTCGAAAGATAGAAGCTGAGGTGGGTGATCTGCATGAGGTCGTGGCAGATCAGGCAAAGCAGATCGAAGCACTCACCGTGATGCTTTGCCACTTATCCGCGGAATATCTTGGCGGCAAAGTGATGAGCGAAGTTGCTAAAACGACCTATCTAGCGCGCGTGCAAAAAGTGCTGAGTGCGATCGATAGCGGCGCGTTACAGCTGCGGGGTGATCTGGAGGGTACTGACGACATGCTAGAGAAAACGCTTTACCGCACTAATCGCATTAATGAGATCGTAGGTAGCGATTACCTGCCTCAGAGGGAAAGCTTGCTTAATTAAGCGCGAGCGAAGAGCACTGCTATGCCCGCCATTGCGCGGGCTTTTTCTTGCCCGTTCGCCGGGCTTTTGATAACGCACTACAGGAGAGCGCCCGTGGCGATCACTGAAAACCCCAAACTAGAGTACGAGTCCGGCCAGTCTTTTAATGATTGGGAGCACATGAGCGACACCGGCGACGCCATGGTGTTTGAAGCCACGTTTGCGCCATGGAGCGCCCGCGCGGGGTTTGATGCCTCTGTGCGCCCATGGGGCCTGGCAACAGGCGGCCAGATTCGCGCAGGCAGCGGTAACGACAATGTGACCGTATCAGCGCTTAGCGCCTACATGCCCACGGCAGTGGCGGCTGAGGCTGACGGCGTGGTCAATGTCGCAAGCGGCGATGTGTCTGTTTCACGCGCGGCGACCGCCACGCACATGATCACGAGCATTACCGTTGATGCGAGCGGTGCACTGGAGGCGATTTCAGGCACCGAGGGCAGCGCATTTACCGAGCAGCGCGGTGAAGCCGGTGGCCCGCCCTTCATCCCCGTAGAAAGCATCGAGATCGGCCAAGTACGTGTGAACGGTGCCGATGCTGCGCCTGTCTCTGACACTCAGATCATGCAAGTGGTCGGCTTGCATCAGGAGCGCTACGACAGCCCTGTGTTCGAGGCGGACCCCGCTACCGGCGAGGTGCATTTTGCAGCAGAGCTGCCACGCATTCACACAGGAAGCGTGACCAAGAAAGTGTCAGTTCGTGGCTACACACCAATCTTTGCCGAGATCCCGCGTGCCAGCGACTGGGTGCCGGCGGAAACTTCACACTCAACCACGTCAACCGAGATTTACAACGGCACGCTGGGCAGTGTTTCCCGCTCGCTGGGCCAGGCATCGTTTACCTACTACGGCGAAGGCAACGCTAACGACCCGCTTGTACGGCTGAAAAACCAGCGTCTCTGGTTCCGCTGGTACCAGGATCGCAACCGCTCGCCGTTCTCGCTAACGCAGGGCATTTTGGGTATTGGACGCACATACCCAGCGGGTGATCACGTCAACATCGCGTGCACGGTCTCTGCTGAGCAAGAAACCGCAGATTTTGAGTAACCGCTAATTGCCACAGCCCTGGCATAAACGGTCAGGGCTGTGGCTGGAGAACGCTATGGAATTTGATGCGAACCGCTTCGCCAGCGCTGCATTCAAGCGCCGCGAAGAAGATGTGCCAGTAAAGGATTTGCGCGACTGGTTCAAGGGCACCAAAAAAGACGAAGTGCCCGTATGGCGGGTGCGTGGCCTGACTGGCGAAGAGTTGGCACGTGTAAACGAGGCCCAAGCGCGCAATCGCAACAAGAACGCCGTGATTGATGCGCTCAGCTCTGACAAGCAAGAGAAGATGACCGACGCTATCCGGGAGTTGATCGGGACCGGCAGCAGCGTCCCCGACGATCTTGCGCGGCGTATTGAGATGCTGACCATTGCCAGCGTTGCGCCCGAATGCTCGCACCAGGTCGCCGTTAAACTAGCCGAGGCGTTTCCGGTAGAGTTTTACGAACTGACCAACAAAATCACCACGCTGACAGGGCTGGGAAGCGAAGCGGGAAAGCCCAAGCGCTCTTCAGGCAGCCTAGCATCCAGCTCGCCCTCCAGCTCTGCGACTTGAAGGGCGAATTCCTGTTTCGCGTCAGGCCCGACCTATTCCCACTAGCTATGCTGACTGACCTTGAGTGCGACCTATGGGGCCTGTACTTCGAGCAGCGCAATCGTAAATAATGCTACGCTAAGCGAAATGAGTCGGCGAGGCGGAAGCGATGCGTAGAGCAATATGGGCAGTATGGTTTTTGGTGGCGTCATTGCCGACAGTGGCGCAGGATCAAATTTATAAATGCATCGACGGCGCTGATCATGTGACGTATCAGAGCTTACCTTGCCCACTTGGCTCGGTTCATGTGCCTATGGGATCAGCTGCCGTTTCTGACATGGACTCTACTGCTGTTCAGCAGGCGGGTAGAGTCGCCAGAATTCAGGAATTACAAAGGCAGCAGACTGCGCTTGAGCGTCAACTTGAGCAGAGTAGGCAACGCCTGCAGTCAGCCAATTCTTCAACTAGTAGCTACCAGGAGCGGTTGGACGCCAGGAATGCTGATGTCCGAGCGCGAGCCAGCGGCGTAGTGCCAACCGGATCAACGGTCACGCAGGCCATCAATATGATGGGGCGGCCAGATAATCGCCGCGCCTACTCTATTGGTGGGCAGAATTGCGAGGAGCTAACCTGGCGAAACAGAGAGGGCTGGATCTCAGGTTCTGCCCGTGCCTGCGATGGCAAGATCACTTATTTCAGTAATCGCGGTAACTAGCCAGCTTGGCAGCTCCCGCTTAACTTTCCCATTAACCCGCTCCGGCGGGTTTTTTATTGCCCGTTTTTAGAGGTGCCTTATGGCCGATTTAGAACAAACCGTTGCCATTATCTTTGAAGGCGTCGATAGAATGGGCTCGGGTGTCGATAGCGCTACTAAACGAATGAATAGTATCGTGGGTGCCGCCCAAGGCGTGGTTGACCCAATAGCTAACGCGACTGCGGGCCTATTGAAGTTCGAGGCCGCGTTGCTTGGTAGTGGCGTTGCCGTAACTGGTTTGGCTATTAAGCTGGCTGGCGACTTTGATGCACAGTTTAGAGAAATCAGTACGCTGATCGACGCGCCTGCTGATGACCTTGATAGGTTTAGAGAATCAGTGCTGGCGTATGGTGCTCAAAGCACCAACTCAATCGAGAGAGTGAACGGTGCGGTTTACAATGCCATATCGGCGGGCGTTGACTACACGCAATCTCTTGATGCGGTGAATACTGCTGAGCAGCTATCTGTTGCAGGTAAGGCAGATTTAGGCGACGCATTAACGACCCTGGTTTCATCGCTAAACGCCTACGGCCTAGGTATGGATCAGGCGTCCACCTTTAGCGACCAGCTTTTCACAACTGTTAAAAACGGGCAGACCACCATCCCAGAGCTAGGCGGGTCGCTGGCTCAGGTAACCGGCCTGGCTGCTACCGCTGGCGTGAGCTTTGGAGAGCTACTGGCAGGCATCGCCACGCTGACAGCTACCGGCTCTGGCACGAGCGAATCAATCACACAGATCCGCGCTGCAATCTCTGCCTTGATTAATCCTGCGAGCGCTGCAAGAACGCTGGCCGAGGAGCTAGGGCTAGAGTTCAGTGCCACAGCACTAGAGAGTGAGGGCCTTAGAGCCGTATTAAACAATGTGGCAGAGGCGACAGGCGGAAACACCGAGCAGATAGCACAGCTATTCGGAAGCGTTGAAGCGCTGAACGGGGTGCTGACGCTGACAGGCTTGGGCGCTGAGTCGTTTGCTCAAAACATTGATGCCATGGGCAATAGCGCTGGCGCAACTGAAGAAGCCTACAACAAGATGGCTGGCACGGTTGAGCAGGGAAATCAGCGCATCTCGAACGCTTTTACCGCTACCTTGATTGCGATCGGCGATCCTTTGCTTGATGAATTTGGCGGTATACAGCAGGCCATTGCCAGTATTTTTAGCAGTATTGGTGTCAGTGTTAGCAATGGTCAGCTCCAGCAGTTCGTGGGCCTGATTGAAGGGGTAATGCAGTCCCTAGAGCAGGGCCTAAAAGATGTGGCGGCTAATCTACCCGCCGCGCTTGAAACTGAAGGCGTGTTTGATGGTTTCGTTAACGGCTTCGAAGTTGTGCGCGATGCGATTGGCAGCCTGTTTGATGGCGCTGACGTTACCACCGTGGAAGGCCTCGCCAGCGTTATCGCTACGCTTGGTTCTGGTGTTCAGCTTCTTGGGGAGTTTACTGCCGAGACTATAACCACTATCGGCCCGTTTCTTGAGAAATTAACTGAACTGGCTAAGTGGGTAACCGAACTAGACCCCAAAATAGCCCAATTCGCAGGCACTATTGGAGGGTTAAGCCTAGTAATTTCACCCGTGTTAAGCGCACTAGCGTTATTTACCAGCGCTATCGCGCTATTAGGCGGTTCTAGCGGTGCCGTCGTCGTGGCCACAAGAGCATTAGGCGGCATGGTCACCATGCTAGGTCGATTTGCTGGCCCCGCGGGGGCCACCTTCTTGGCGATTCAGGGGCTTGCCGAGCTAAAAAGCACGCTGGAAGAGTTCGATGATTTTAAGTTCAATTTCTCTGATGAGCTGGTCGAAGAGCTAGAAAAAACTTCTGGCGCGCAGCGGGTCACGACGGAAGCCGGGCTTTTTAGTATTCAAAAGCTGGCAGAGGGTTACGTTGCCCTGTCAGACCGCTTTGGCTGGGGTGATAAAGCTGAGGCGGATTTTACCCAGCTTTCTGACGCCGCCATTGATGCTGCTATCAAAGTGGCAGAGTCTGCTAGCCGGATAGGCGGCGAAAGCACTGACGATATTAAGCTGATCAGCGATGCCGCAATACAGGCTGCCGTTGCGGTTGCTACTGCCAGCAACGAGATGCGCGCAGGCCTTGAGCGCGTAGAAGCCCCTTTCTTTGATCAGCTGGACGAGCTTCCCGAGTCGTTATCGAGAGTTAGAGAGGTTTTCGAGAAGGATGGGCGAGGGGTCATTGTCAGTGCAGAAGCGGTTGGTAAGGCGCTGCGTGGCATTCAAGATGCCTACGACTCAGGCGAGATCGATGAAGCCAAATACAACGAATTAAGAAACGCGCTACTCAGGCTAAGAGATAGCTCCAACGACGCAGCCAAAGGCCAGGAGGTGCTGGCTGGCGAGGCTCTAAGTAGTGAAGACGCAATACTAAAGGCTCGAAAAGCCGTCCTAGAGCAAACGCTGGCGCTAGAACAGCTGGCAAGTAACGAGCGTATCAAAAACATCGAATTCTCGGTTGATTTCCAAGTGGCGAAAATGGAAACCGAGGCAAAGCGGGTCGAGTCGATCCTAAACGCTACAAGCGCGACCATCACAAGCACAGAAGACCCCGCCGCTAGCATGTTTGACACGCTGGGCGGCGGAAGCCTTAGCGGCAGCGACCGCTTCCGAGCGCGAGACGCCATTGATCAGCAGCTAAAAGTTCAAGAGCAAGCCGCAGAGCAGCAGGGCCGGCTGATTGATGCGCAGATTGAAAGCCTGACTGCTAAAACAAAAGCGCTGCAGAACGGCGAAGGGCTAATCAAGATCGAAAGCGATGGATTAGAACCCGCGCTTGAAATGTTCATGTGGCAAGTCCTCGAAAAAATTCAACTGCGCGCAAATGCCGAAAGCGCTGAGTTCCTGCTGGGCATTAACAGCACCGCACCCTGATACCTGAAAGTGAGACACAGTATGTACCTAATAGGATTAGCTGCGCGGAGCTATGACCCGCTTGGCGCTTTGCTGTTGCCGCACCGAGAAGGCACGTCGATGGGTGACTTAAGCCGCCGGGTGAGTCGTGTGCGCACGCTAGATGGTGGCGTGGCGGTAACGAATCGCGGGCACAGTCCAGGCGATCGAACCCTAACAATCTCGCTTTCTGGCTTGCCCATGGCTGTAGTTGATCGCGCCCGCCGTCTTGTGCGTCTGCACGCCAGTATCACGGTGTCGATGCCTGATGGCTGCTTTATCGGCGTGCCAAGCGAATACGTGGAGAACAGACAGCTGCTTACCATCCTAGTTACCGAGGAAGCCTAATATGTACTTTGGCCACATTAACAACTTTAAGGCATTGCTTGCAGCGCCTGTCACTGCATCGGGCACCACGATAGAGCTGAAGTCTGGAGCTGACAAAATTGCGGAAGTGCTTGAGCGAGACTCGCGCGTAGCGCTAACACTGTTTGCTTCTGACGGTAGAGGCGGCGACCTAAAAAGGGAAGTAGTGCATGCAACGGAAGTTAATGGCGCTGCTGTAACCGTGATCAGGGGGCAGGAGGGTACTGAAGCCAAAGAGTTTTTCACAGACGAGGGCGTTGAAGCCAGGCTGACAGCAAAGGGGCTGGATGACTTCGCCCATGACGATATTGTAATAATTGGCAGCTCGTCAGTTCTTCAAGGTCAGGCTGGAGTGGCAATTGGCAAAGATGTGATTCTTGGTAGAGAGAACGGCGTCACCGAGCAACTAGGGACCAGTATTGCGATTGGTCTAAGGGCTACCATACGCGCGCTTAACTCGATCGCTGTGGGCGAGGATGCAACGGTTGATGTTAGCGGAGGGCTTAGCGGAGTAGGCGATGCTCTTGCACTTGGTCGCGCATCTAGGGTCACTTTTCAGAAATCAATGGCTATAGGACTTCGTGCAGAGTGCAATAGTACCGACTCGGTTGCGATGGGTACTGACGCAAAAACAAGTGGCGCCGGATCCCTGGCTCTTGGCTCTCAAGCCGAAACGGAGTTTGCTCAGTTTTCTGTTGCCTTGGGCCATATGGCAAAAGCCAGTCAAAACGCCGCAGTGGCGGTGGGTGATCAGGCAAAAGCAGAGAGCCAAGAAGCCATCGCCTTAGGCCTGTTTTCTACCACTCGGGGGCATAAGTCAGTTTCAATTGGTTCGGAATCACTAGTTGACGTTCCGGGGCATATTCAGACTGATGTGCTCAACGGTCGCGCTGTGGCTGTGGGTGAGCGCAGTACCGTAACTGCTGAGGGCGGTGTCGCTGTCGGCAGTGACGCGCGCGCAAATGGCACCGCGGCACTTGCTGTTGGGCGCGCGACCCGAGCTACTGGCGATCACAGCATTGCCGTTGGCAGTGGCGCGAACACGGCGTCCTTTGAGGCAATTGCGATAGGCAGGGGGGCTAGCTGTGGCAACGTTAAGTCTGTAGCGCTAGGAGTCGGGGCCAGTGCTTTCGGTTCGTCTGATGTCTGTGTTGGTGAAAACTCCAACACGGCAGGCCCGGGGGCTACCGCAATTGGAAGCGGCGCGGCGGCGCGCGCTAACGGTGCGTCCTCTTTTGGGCAATATTCCTATAGCGACTCGCAAAACGCCACGGCTTTGGGCGTTAACTCTTCAGCAATGGCCAACTTTTCTTTATCGCTCGGCGCTTCGAGCGGAGCGTTTGGGGCTGCTAGCAGCGCCCTATCTCCGGCAGCGGTAACTCTGCAAGAGGGAAGTGTGGCCATAGGTCTGGCGGCTGTTTCAACGCTGGCGGGCGGACGCAAGAGCAACGCACTGCCGTACCTCTCTTTTGAGCCGTTTCCAACTCCTCAGCCACTAATCGATGAGGGGCTAATACCGTCTGGCGTGCCTTACAAGCAGCTCGTTGAGGCAGCTGGTGGTGCAGCTATACCCGATGCCCTGGGGCTTGTTAGCGAGCAAATAGTTTTGGGCAGTGATCTCATAGACCTGACAGACGGTGCGGCATCGACGCAAATCTATCTGCCTCCTCGCGCAATGTTTTTTGTAGACGCATTTGATGTTGTTGTTGTGAGCGCAATAAGCGCTGGCGGCTCGCCTAGTATTCAGATAGGCCCCGACTCGCTGAGCGAAAGCGCCTACCTCACGCCATCTGCAGTGACCAAGACGGCAGCTGGCGGTAGGCAGGTCTTTTCGCCTGCAGTGCAAGATGGCGTCACCTCTCTCCGTGTTTCAGTCGCGAATGCTGGCACCGGCACACTGTCAGTAAAGGTGATCGCGCGCGGCTATGTCATGGAGATGGAAGCGCTTGATCAGAGTGCGATCGGCGGTGGTGGAGGCGGTGGTGGCGATATAGTTTAAAGGAGGTTTAAGGTGCTAAACGCTCAACAGATAAACGTCCTGACACTCAACAGCCCGCAGCCACTTCTATCTAGTCTATTTAACCCGATAGAGCGAACAGAGGTCTATCTGCTCGACATCGGGATTCATCGGGTGCCGATGTCATCATTTCAGGCGACGATGCGGCGGCAAGGGAAATCCTTTCTGCAGGTTATTGTGCCAAATGGGGATGAGTCGTTATCAGCGCTGCAGTATGGCTCCATGATGCGCGTGCAATTGGGGTATTACTACCCAAGCAACGACGAGTTTGATGGTTTAGAGGTTATTGCACAGGTTCCGCTGGAGATTATCAGAAGCGATCAAGGCCCAACGCGAAACACATTGTCGCTGTCTGGGTACGGTGATGTCGAGCAGGGCGCATCAATCACGCGCTCCCTAATAGGCGTTAGCACTCGATCGATAAACCAAGGCGTTCGACGTGTCCGCTGTAGCGTCGATTTGCTGCTAAGGCCTGGCGATACCGCGATTGATCAAGATGGCTCAGAGTTTGTTGTTGATCAGATCCAGTATTTCGTAAACGCAAACAGTGCAGCTATGGAGGTAACCGAAGGTGGGTAAAGCTCGCATACTGGAAGACCTGGGCGAAGGCCGCTACACAATTGAAATCATTGAGTCGCGGGAGCGTGCAGAAATTGCAAAGCAGCAAGCAGGGGCGCGAGCGCTAAGACTGGAAATAGAGATCATAGATCTTACTAACCAGATCTATCAGGCTCAGCTTGCAGTAGATGCCGCGGCTGATTTGCAAAACCAAGCCATCACCCAGTATCAGCAAGAGATTGCCAGCGATGGGGAGTCAGGCGTAAATCTGAGTGAGTTTTCAGAAGCGCTACTTCGTGCAGCGGGTAAGCGTGACGCACTTAGAGCAGAGCGCCGCGCAAAAGAAGCGCTAAAGGCCTCCGATGAGGCGTTAATTGCCCGCGTCAATCGCTTGCCGCCATTACGGCAAATTCAGGCGTGGTGTGCTGACTATACCGAAGAGCTAGAAGGCGAGGTGGCCACGGCTGAGGTGCCTGGGGAAATTGGCAACGTCATTATCAAGCCTGGGTTTGATGGCGGCGAGGATAGCCCGCTAAAAGGAAATTTGTGGTCAGCAGAAACGGATGGCGTTATTCAGCCTGCTTTATCCGGCACACCTGCTGGAGTATTTTACAATCTAGCTATGATGCCCGGCTGGCAAAAGTGGCGGCCTACGTATCGCGTGGCCACCATTACTGCGCTAGACGGTGACGCTTGCACCATCGTCCTTGATTTCGCCACCAGCAGCCAGCAGCAGCTGCCGGTAAATGAACGCAGTCAGTACGAAAGCGTACCCATTCTCTACATGGACTGCAACGGCGTAGCCTTTGAAGAAGGCGATCGTGTGCTAGCCGCCTTTGCTGGCAATGTTGATGGACCCACCGTGGTAGGGTTTGAATCAGAGCCAAGATCATGCGGCATTAGTTTCGACCTGCAGCACTTTTCGAACTGGAACGGCTACTCCTATCAATTCCGCACCACTGACAATGGATTCGATAATCCTGACTTCGACGCAGGGGTTGGTGAGAACTGGCCAGATCTAGACGACAGTATCACCTGGGTTGAAAACGGGGAACCCGGCACGCTGGCGTATTACTTTGTCAGCTCAAAAGAAATAATTGCCTTCAAGATGCGTCTTTACTCGTTCAGCCCTTCAGCAATGATGACACTTGCGTTTTATGAGTGTGATGCGAACAGGGTGCCGATCGCGTTGGTTTATAGCCTACAGAAAGAAACGAGCACAATTTATCTAGATGAGCAGCTTGACCTGCCGGTGACTTTCAAGAGCGATACCATTTATATGGTCGCTGCTATCAGCACTTATCGGTACTACCCAGCTGTTATCGAGTTTTTTCCAGCCTGCATTCCTGACGCGCATTTTTCCGCTAGCCAATTCGTGGAAAGCTATCCGTTTATTGACATCATTCTGCCCCCTGGCGGCGGGCTTTATGGATACTCGGGTAAGTGGCGCGCAAGTGCGATTAACAGTTTAGTGGGGCAGCTACCTGATACTACCTATAAGCTTTCCATTTCAGCCTCGTCATTCCCACCTGATGCTGGCGACTATAGCGGACTCATTAACATCATGCCGTTTGCGATTAACCCGAAGAGCGACCCAGTCCCATATGAGTCTTATGGTTAG